GCTCGCTGAATTTCTCTATGGGTTTTATTTTGTCCCATAACTCTAATTTGTGAACCCCTGCATTAACACCAACTGCACCCTCCTCGGCCAGTTTGTATTGTCCACATTTAATCTTGCATAACTGTATCGGGTTACCTCTAAGATAGGCAAGCATTGAAAATAACACATCGTGTAATGCAAAAGCGTGTGGATTTGGGTCAGTTGCATAATACAGTCCACCTCGTAATTCAAATGCGATGTCGCTTCTAAAAATTGGTTTTTTGTATTCATTTAAGAATTCCCTAGTCATTAACAGACAACCTGTCCCACAAAAGTAAATATCATCGTTAGAATCTTTTTTGATGTGCGATATTCCGTCTTTAGTTACTGGATAATCACATACTACCGCAGGCTCTGTCATATCAAGCATTTCTTCCAATGTTCCATCTGGTATCATCATGTCATCTTCGACTATCCAAAAGTGAGTGTTATTTGAGTCACGTAGAGCCGTTTCTAGGGGTTTATTGAAGCAAGTTGGTATATCTAACCCGTGAGCCCAATAAATGCGGTATTCAAGCCCTGTGAGGTTATTAAGTATATGTTCGAATGTCTTTGATACTATTTGTCCTCTACTAGGTATAATAACTGCTATTCGCATGGTAAAACCTCCACTTTATGAATTGTATCCATCGCTAATAATAATTTTCCATAATTTACATTATCCATAGCACCAAACACATCATTTTCTCTAACTTTGGTGTATTTTTTTATTTTAAGTCCACCATTTGTGCTAGGTTCAGGCTTTTCCATTACTCTGCGTTGTCCTGCTTTTTCTGGTAGGACTTTAATCGGTATTTTATTTGAGTACAGAATAATACCAAAGTGTACATCTTGATTTCCATAACGTTTGTCTTTGGCTTTTTTGATACGGTTCTGTTTGAACTTGAGGATTCCATCGAATAACTCAATGTCCCACTTAAAGTCTGTAGTGAATAAGCCAATCTTTTCTAGGATTACTCTATGAACCAATAAACAGCCCATTCCAGTGAAGAAAGCATCACCTTGTGGTGTGTAAAGTACAGTAGATGCACCTGAATCAGGCATATCTTTGCGTACGGCTGGGTAATCACATGCTACTACAGGATATTTTAGTTTCATAGCCTTAGATATTAAAACATTCTGGTATAGGATTATCGTGAGATATAAAGAACTTGTAATCGTAACCTTGTAAGTTCTTGGTTACTTCTTCTAATGTTTCTGAGAATATCAGCCCACGAGTCGGTATAACAACAGCTATACTATTCGGCTTGAAGTTCTTCTTTGGCTTGTTCAATTTCAGCCTCGTCAAATTCTTCTAATAGTTTGTTGCAGTTATCTAGTGCAGCTTGTATTTGTAGGTCTACAGCAATACCTTCTTTTTCTCTGTTTTCAAAGCCTTTTTCTATCTGGTCAGCTATGTTTGCTATAACTATATCACCTGATTTCTTGAGTTTTTTAGCTTTATCTGGGAATGACTGGAACATTTCTCGTTCCACTTCATTTCGATACATAATTCTTTCTGATTCTTGGATTTGCCCGAGTAAGTATTTGATTTTATCAATGTTTGTTAATGCCATTAGATTGCCCTTTCTTTATACCGCTTATACTAGCATAAAAGAAAAAGAGTCTCAAGAGAGACTCCAATTCTTTCGGTACAAGTCAGATTATGACTTGAATAGAACACCGAAGGTAGCACGTAGAACTTTTACTCCGAAAAGTACGTCTACAGTTACCAACCAACCTAGGTACTCTTGCTTGTATTGAGCTTGAGTTCTTGGTTGAACCTGAATAGCAACAGCAGCTGCTTCTTCGTGGAAGAATAGGTGGTTGTTCTGGGTTGGGGTACCAGCAGTTACAGTTAGATTCTGTGACATGTATACTCGAACACCATAAATTTCACCGATTTGACCATTAACGATAGAGTTTTGGTCACCGCTTACACCGATAGCGTCGTAACGAATGTACTTATCGATAGCAAGCATTTCTTGCTTACCCTGAGGAGTAACTACAAAAGAGCGGTTTTCCTGTGGGGCTTTAGCGTCATCTAGTTTTCGTAGAGCTGCAAGAACGTTAGTGTCAGATATAGCGGTTCCGAAAGAACCAACAGTCTGAGTAAAGTTAGCAGTCATTTCGTCTACTAGAGATTTGTCAATTTTCTCAGCGATAGCGTAACCAGCACGTTTTGTGTAAACAGAACGTAGGTCGTACTTGCTTTGAGCCTTAACGATGTCTTCTACTAGGAAAGAACTTTCGTAGTGAAGGTTTAGTGTAATAGTTGTTTTTGTTTCAGTTGGACCGTTTAGAGTTACCTGAGTGTTAGCACTCTTAGCGTTAGCAGAAATGTTGCTAACGTTAGGGATTTCTACAGTCTGACCATAACTAGCGATGTCAGAGTCGTAGTGTTTAACCAAAGGAAGTATAACTAGATTGCTTTGTACAGCATCAAGAACTTCGTTTGACCATACGTTTGGACGGAAGACATTAGCAGTTGTAGTGGTGATTTGGTTTGAACCTAAAGCCATTTTAATCTCCTAAATGTTTTATTTAATGTTATTTACCTCGAAAGGATTTTATTTAGCTCTCCACTATCACGCAATCTGATGTATTCATCCCTAGACATATTGTCTATATCGATATTGGAAGTGGTTGGAGCTGTATTAGTTGCCGAGCCTTTTATAGCTGTAGCATTTTGTTTTGCGGCGAGAGTGGTTAGAGCCTCACGGCCACCATCGTTTTTCAACTCGTCCACTTTAGATTCAATATCTGACGCTCTTGCGATTTTATAAACCGCATCAATATTGCCAGTCTGACGCACATACTCTAATAGAGCAGGGTCTTCGGCTAATACTTCTCCCATCTTTTCGTCATATTGACGAGCATCTGGGTTAGCAGCATAGAAGTTTGTTATAGCAAGTTGCGAACGGATTGTTGCTAATTCTGATGCGACTGGGTCGTCGTTTTGAATTAAGTCAGCATTGCTGACAGTTTCCTGCATTTTATTGCTAGATGCTTCCTGTGCCTTTTGGTGGAATGCTTTTTCAGACTCTCTGGCCATTTCTGCTAACTTACGTTCGCTTTCTGTGGATACAGATATGCCTTTATTGGCAGCCCATTTAGCAAGGTCATCTTGCTGCTGATTTGAATTGTCAATTTCGCCCGAATCTTGGTTTGTGGACTCGGTTCCTTCGGCTTGACTAACCGCCTCTACTTCCGCTTTTACAGGTTGTGAGCTTTCAGTATCAGGTATGGCAACTCCCTGTTCGTCGACAGGAACGCCTTGTATCTGATTCTGCGTTGACTCGCCTGTATTTTCTACAGCAGAAGATTCAGTTGTGGTTTTTTCTTCCATCGGAATCTCCTTTTTAATTACTCGCCCCAGAGAGAGGGTAGTATGGGCGATTAACTCCCCCTCTCACTGTGGTTAGCAACTATTCGCCCTTTGCCATTAAGTTAATGTGCTCTAATACCAACATTATACCACAAGCAGTTTTGAGATAGCCAAATGCTTCTTGAGGGTCATTAGATTTACCTGCCTTACTGATTAAAGTGTCATGTTCGGCCTTCATCCATTCCTCAAGATGTTTTCCAACTGCTGAAGTCTTTAGCCAGTCGTACTCTTTGAATATTGTTTCGCTCATTACGCCCTCCTTTTAGGTTATTGCATTGGTTGCTGTGGTGCTTGATTTAGCATATCAGCTATCTGTGGTGGAACTTGTGCAGCACTCTGAGGTAGTCCCATAGCTCCACCTGGTGCACCTAGTTTACCAGTATTTTCCATTCCCATAGGAACTCCAGGCATTGAAGTATTCATTTGTGGAACAAGCAACTGTGATATTTCATCTGGTTTAAGGTTAAATCGTTTCATCAAGTACATTCGTGTAAGTTCTTTCTGGTCTACTAGTGGGTTATTAACCATAGACTGGAAGATAGCATCAGCTGTGAACTGCTGTTCTCGTACGTTGTTTCGGATAGTGCTGCCGAGTAATACACGTGGTTCGTAATCACCTTGGTATTTCTTAGGGTCGAACTCAATCCATTCAGGACCGTTATCGGTAATAGTTCTAACCTTGATAGGTTTGGTTATAAACAACTGCATCATCTTGAATACTAGGTTACCTAACTCGTGGAATCCTTCTTCTTCGAACTGGTTAAGTTTGATTGCAAATCTTTGACCTGAAGCCTGTTGCTGAGCTTCAATCTGGGTAGCGGTTACGTTAGATACACTTTGGTCAGTACCTTTAGCTACTTCTGAAGCAGCGGTAGTTTCACGGATTTCCTGTTTAAGCATACCAATCTGGTCAAATGCAGCATTAGGAATAGTTCCCTTCATAATTGGCTGAAGAGCACCAGCTTCAAATGGGTATACAGCACCTGGTAAGTTCTCAACCTTTTCAATCCAGTCAGCGTATCGTGGGTCTAAGGTAAACATCTGGTTAAGTGCGTAGGTTACTGAGTCAGAAGTCTGGTTAGCGATATCGTTAAGAAGTTCTTGTTCTTTCTTGATAGGTTCTATTTCACCTTTACCGTAGAATAGTGATTCATCAATGTAATCTCTCTGAGCGATGAATGGTATTAGTCCTTTAGCGTATTCATCACCTTGATTTCTAGCCTGGGTCTTGTAAGGGTTCTCGTCATCACGAATCATTACTTTACGGTTAGCAACTACTTGAACACGGTCATTAACTGCGTCCCAGTATTCAATGATTTCAATTTGCATGTCATTAGCTTCTTCGTTAAGAGTAGTTCCCATAAGAATAGCTTTGCGTTCTTTGTCAGTCTGTTCGCTTGATGGCTCAGAGTTTACTTCAACTACTTTATCTAGGTTGGTGTACATAGGAACCATTTGTTTAGTCTTAGGGTCAACCTTCATAATTTCTTCTAAGGCTTCTTTGTTGGTTAGGTATCTACGACCAATGTATCGAGCTTCGTGTATTTCAGTAGCTTCTGGGTCAATGAAAAAGTCCCTTAAAGGAACATTTATAAGACGTGGCTTGTCGATATCCCAGTATACGTAAACAATACCAGTACCATACATTAAGGTGTTACGAATCCAGGTAATAGTCTTAAGAGTCCATTTATCTACGTCCCAGTAGTGAGAGAGTAGGGTGTTAAGAGGTAGAGTTTCCTGTTCTTGTGCACCAGTAGTAGGAACGTATTGGAATTCAGGTTTACCACCACCGATAGCAGCGACCATAGTTTCAATGGTAGAGAATGTCATAGGCACAAAAGTGTTTGATATACCTTCGTAGGCTTCATCTACACGTATGTTGTTGTAGAGTTTCCAGCATGATTCCCAAGTATCAAAATAAGAACTTGATACATACTCCCAAGCGTTCTCGTAATTATTTACAATCTTCTCAACACTAGCTTTTTCTTTGATATCTTCTTGCGAAACTTCTTCAGAAGCTGTTTCTACTTCAGCACTCTGGTCTTTCATATTTTTAGTGGCCATTAAACATTCCTTTTAATAATATGTTTATTATACCACTAACGCTTGTATTTTCTATCGAGCATTTTTTTAGGCTTGTAGGCTTTTAAGTTTGGATTGCCGTAATACATTTTTAATTTAGCGTAGCGAAGTGCGTCTAAAGCGTGGTCATTTTCTTTAACTGGGTCTTCTGGAGCATTACGATTTATCTTCTGGTCTGGGTAGTGGTAGGTTTCAAACTCGTAAATAAGGTTTTTACAGTGTTCTGCGATAAACATTTTAGGTTTGCCAGTACCTTCTTGGACTTTTAGAGCTTCATTTATTAGACGGATACCTGCAGAGATGGAGTCTTTGGTTTTTTTGACTGATTCTATGCCCATAGAGTAGGGTAATGTGTTCAAATTGGCTATTTCCTGGACAGCAGCACTATCTCCAATTTTGGAAGTGAAGAATCGTTTGCCCATTTTATTGGTTAGGACCTTATGGGTTTGTTCTGTGGTCATACCTGACTTGTAAACTTCGTCATATATCCACCAATTCTGGTCGTAGTCTATGGCTATAAAGACAGCCGCAGTCGGGTTAGTGAATCCAAAGTCAATTCCTAGTATGTGAGTGGCAGTGTCTAAGTCAGGAAGTTTATCTCCATCAACAACGTGTATTTTTCTATCAAAGTCTTTGTAGACAAGTCCAGCCATCTTTCTAAACTCAGCCATATATTCTTGGGAGAATTGGTCTTCTGTGGTGTCAGCTTTGATTTCATCTATTTCAGAGTCCTGAACGTGGGGATTATCATACGTTGTGGCGTGAGAATACCACCAATCTTTCTTATCTGACTCCTGAGCCATAGCAGATATGTCATAGAAGTGATTAAAACCATTAGGCGTGGAAATAAAAATAGCCCAACCCATAGAATCAGCAAGCATCGGACGCAGAATTAACTCCCAGACATTAGGCTTCATAAAAGCGTACTCATCTAAGACAAGTCCTTTGATACCAGCACCACGAAGAGAGTCTTCATTATCTGCACCTTTAAGTTCAATTATAGAGCCATTGATTAGTGTGATTATTAACTCTTGTTCGTTTTTCTTTTTGATTAACTCTTTAGGGATTTGATTAGTTACAATATCCATCCAATAGATGTTTTTGGCTTGTTTATAAGTCGGAGCAACTATCCAATAACGTCCCACAACCTGCGTAGCGGCCAGTAGAACGTAGTTTGCAGCAAGAGTTGACTTACCAGTCCTTCGTCCCCAGTTAAGTACCTTAAATCGATGATTATCATTGTGAACCTCTAACTGTTTAGGGTGAGGTGTATATAGTGTAAGGTTTAACTCGCTCATGGTGTTATATTATCATATCTAAAATATTTTGCAGGGACTCCTAAATAAATACCCCACCCCTTTATTATCGGGTGGTACCCGTGGGGCCTACGGCCTTCTTGGGGATACCCCAGGGGGGTTATATAAATAGCTGTGAGCCATATGTGGAGAGTATCTGAGCTAGACGTGGAGAGAGCCTATATTATATATCTCTTATATCCATATCTACCCCCAATCGTAGGCGGGGGCCTATAGGTATCATATTGCCTAAAGCCTATGCCCTTTACAATTTATAAAATTATTATATTGTCTGTTTGATATAACCCCGCGGTATCTGGCACTTATTTTATAGTTCTATCTGTAACACTACACTAGACAAGATATAAGTTCTATTGTGTAACTATATGATTGTGCTAGTTTGGTGGTGTATTGCCCCTAAACTACTAGTCTAATAACATTGTGCGACATTAGTCTTCTATATTTTTAGCGTCTATTACTTCACCTTTAACGCTATCTGGTGATAGATTGGCTTGTATGCCTAGATTAAGTGTAATACTAGTTGGTTTGTCCTCTGTTGTATCTGTAAAGAGATGCAAGTATTTACCAAGTAACTCTGTAGCCTTAATCTTATCTGAATCCTTACTACTATCTGTACTTAGACTATGTAATCTAGCAAGAACCTGTTCTTTAGTAATATTTTCTTTTACCATTCTAGACGCTATTGCTTGCCTTATAGTAGGTTTTCGTAAGTTTTCTTTAGCTATCATAGCAATAGTTTCGTTTGCCTGTTGTGTAGTCTTTGAACCGCCTTTACTACCTATTTGATAACCTGCCCGCCTTACTGCCTCAGCTCCATTGCCTGTTTGTATATAAGCCGTAATAAATCTTTGCTCTTTTAATGTAAGTTTTTTATTAGTAGGTTTTAGCTTTTTACTCATAAGAGCATTGTATTGCTTTTGTGCTTTTAAGTCTATACCGCCGAAATATCAAGGTCTTTTGTTTTAATCGTTATATATATTATAGCATAAATAGTATAGTATTTTGGCTATTTTACAGGTTAGAATACTACTTTTTTTAATTTATTTAATAAATACTATTGACAAGCTTAAGTTACTTTGATAAACTATACATAAGCTCACAAGAGCGGAGATGGCAAGGGTAGCAATGATAGAGCTAAGCACACCAAAACAGCTACAAGGTAACGCCCCCAACATCGGATAGGTATAACAACAATAATCAAAGGAGTATAAAAAAAATGAGCGATATAGACATCATTAAGCAGTTATTAAACGGATATTTTTTAGATAGTAAAGGATTAAAGCGAGCGGGTGTGATATTAAATAGCTTAAATAATGAGGTATTAAATAGGCTAAAAGACAGTAATTGCAGTGAACATAAAACGCTAGACAGTTTATTTAATTGTAACTATTGTAGCGGTCTATTTAAGCCCTAAAGATGATGACTTACACAATAATTATAGACAAGGGCTGGACATCAGAAAGTGAATACGACACTTACACGACACGACAGGAAGCACTAGACAATATCAAACGATTATCAAACGATGACATATACGACATCAATAGGCTAGACATAGTTATTAACTAATCAAGAAAAGAGGACAAAATGGCAATTATTGAGTTTAATGGCGGTGTAATAGTGAGGGACTTTTAACAATGAAGTTTAGTTATAAAGTACTAATTGACGACAAAGAGATAGGCGTAAGCGATGATAAATACGGCGACGAGGTTATGCTAAATATATACCAACGCTACGGCGATATGCCCGTGAAAGTCTATGACAAGAACGAACTATGGGGCAACGGCGGATATGTAAAACCGCTATACATCACAACAATTAAAAAATTATATAGGGAGAATTAAAAGATGAAATATATAGACATCAGACGCAAGCGCAAAACAAAACTTAGATTGATACCAATCAGAGTTATGGGAGTATTAAAAGGTTATATTTTTGAGGAGGTATAAATAATTACAGGGTATAACAGCCCTGTTTTTATATGCCTAAATTATTGTGCGACATAGTACCTTTACAACCGACTTGATAATATATACATCTTTTATATAAAAATGCTTTATACGGCCTGTGCTAAGTCTACAGGCCTAATATTTTATTTAGATAGTAGTCGGATATATTGAGATAATCAGCTAATTTTATAATATCTCTGTTGGATATTTTAGAAATATCACGGTCAGAGCGGAACATCTGATTAGAAGGACGCAAATTATCGCTTTTAACAAGTCCGCTATTGTATTGTTCATTGAGTTTCTGACTATAAAAATAAGCTGTGCTGTCTACGATGTCGCCACCGTTTTTTGCCATATAAGAAGCTATGGCGTTGAGTTCGTCATCATTTAAGAAGTCATCTGTAAAAAGATAGACTTTCATAGTTTTAACAAGAGAACTAGTCTCCGCCTTTTCGTTTCTTTTCGGCTATGTCTTTTTTAACATCAGTCTTGGAGTATGGACTGTAACCAGCTTTAACATCTTCAGTGATGTCGGCTTTTGTTTCGTCCATTGGTGCAGTGTGGTCGACCATGTGTCCGTGACTGTGCATTGGTTGTTCGTATTTTTTCATACATCTATTTTACCACGATGGGTGTACTTCGTGTACATCTAATTTCTGGTAGTTTTTTGGGTCAAGCGTGGTGAATACCATTTCTACCTGGTCGCCATTGTTTTCGAGTAGGTGATAGCCTGGACTTTGTGAATAGTGGCTAATCCACTGCTTAAGTGGTACTTCCTTTTTAACCCAATAGGCTTTCGGTGTTTCGGGTTCCTCTCGGTCGTGCCAAAAGTTTTCTTTCTCAATAATTTTGCCGTCCTCTACGATGTACTTTGGCATCTTTCCATCTAATAAAAGTTTCTTGTTTTTCTGTAGGCACTCAATCCACAAGTCGGCATTAGGTGATTTTTCCACGGCCTGCGGTAGTGCCTTGACCTGCTCGGTCGGCATCTCCTGCTCGGTTATGTTAGCGATATTCTTAAACGCAACATACTCGTTGTTTATCATAATTCCAGGTTTGCCCGTGGAGCTGTCGTCCATTACGGCTTGATACTGGTCTTTGCTGATAATGATTGATTCCCCTTTGAACATAGTTAGCTGATACATTACACACTCCTTATTTGGTTAGCTTGTTTAGTTTGAAAGTTTTTCTTGGCCGATACTAGGATTTGATTTTGTTTATACCACAAGTCCTGCATACTCGTTACCCTATAGGCATAATTGTCGGTGTTTTGAAGTTCGAGGGCAAGCTTAATAAGTTTGCGGGCATTCTCGAACCCAAACCGTTTAAGTAAATGGTTAGCGAAGTTCCGTTGTTGCTGGGCTTTGACAGGCTTTAATCCAATTCCGTCATATAAGTCGGACATAAGTTGGTTAATATTTTCATTACCATAACTAGGCTTTGCCTCTATTACGTTAGTAATAGTATTTATATTATTATTACTTGTATTATTGTTGTCGGGTTTTTTTGACACCCCCCTGTCGGGTTTTTTTGACACGGGTGCAATGTATATTTTACGTTTTTTGCTATCTTTATTATTGGCTGTTTCAATCGTTATAAAACCATTTTCTTTTAACTGCCTAAACAATCCATTTATAGTTTGTCTAGTTACACCATATAATTCAGCAAAATAGCTATCACTTGCCCAACAATAACCTTCTTTATAAGTTAATGCTGATAATTCGCTATAAAGCAACTTAGCACTTGCTGGTATATCTGCATACCTGACATCTGCTGGAATAACCGCATAATAATTCGGTTCATTCATTTCACCCTCCATAAAAGAGAAAACCCACCTGATTCAGGCAGGTGAGTCATCTCAATAAACAATTGTTTGTTGCTACCCTGAATCTAGCAAAATCATCATACTACATAGTCAGTATCGATGTCAATATACTTGACAAGCTTATCTTATCGTGCTAGATTGTAATTACTCATAGCGATATGGGTGCACCTCACTTGATTAGTCCTGGCACTCGGTTATACCAACAACTCTTGTGATTACGCCAGGCAATTTATACCCAAAAGAACCCCACTCTATCTTATGTACATTTCTGGCATAAACCTCCCGTGGGGTTTTTTGTTTGACAGAACTTAATAAACTGATTATGTTTAGTTTATGAATAAAGAACTGATAAGGGCGTTAAGTTATTTAGTAAAGCACCCTAATCAAAAGAGGGCGGTTTTAGGCAAAATACGTCACGAGTTCAGACACTTCATAGAAAGATGTGATATTGAAAATGATACCAAAGAAATCATCCTCGAAGCGTTCAAAGAAGAAATCACTACAGACTAAACTTTGGAAGTTAGTCAGCCAATATATCAGAACTAGAGATACATACGAGAAAGGCGATAACCGAATAGGCCAATGCTTTACTTGCGGAACAATCAAGGACTACCGAGAGTTAGATGCAGGACATTTCATACCCAAGACCTCTAAGCGGTTTATGTATGACGAACGAAACATACACGCTCAATGTCAAAAGTGTAATCGTTTTCAGTCTGGCAATATACACGAATACTTTGTGGCTATGGAAAAGAAATATGGCCGAGATATCGTCAACGAACTACTTGAAAGCAAAGGTCAAATCCATAAGTTCACCGACCAAAACCTAGAGGATTTAATCCAAGAATACATTGACAAACTAGACAACATAAGCTAAACTACCTGTATGATTTATTATCTTTATAACGACACGGTAGAGTTGGAGTTCAATGTCAATTCTCACCGCTATAAGATAAATGGAAATTATGTTCAAGGCGTTACAACCTTACTAGGTTCTGTTACTGACAAATCTAACTTAATAAACTGGAGTGCTAACTTAGCCTCAGACTACTTTAAGACCACCGTAGAGGAACTTTTAGCTCAAAAAGCACCTATCACGCCCGAAGTGCTAGAAACTATCTCAGAGGACGCTAGAAAGGCTCACAGACTACGCAAAGAAGCTGGTGGTGATGTCGGAACTCAGGCTCACACAATAATCCAGAACTACATCTCTGATAATGTCCCACTAGAAACATCTGATAAAAAAGTCGGTAAAGTATTAAAAGGCTTTCAATCATTTTTAGATGAATACCAACCAAAGTTTATAGAAGCCGAAAAGGTCTGTTACTCAAAGACTTACAATTACGCTGGAACTTATGACGCAATTATGGAAATCAACGGCAAGAGGTATATGACCGACTGGAAAACCGCTGACCCTATGGGAGTTTATAAAGGCCCGAAACATACTGGGACTTTCACCGCATACCCACAGCACTTCTTACAGTGTGCGGCCTATGACTTAGCTTATTGTGATGACAGTGCTTTTAGCCAGGGACTAGAAAACTATCACCCAGAAAAGATTAAGAAGTTTGATGGACACGCAGTGATTTATATAACAAAGTCTGGGAAGTGTTATCCATTCTTCTCATACGAAACCATTAAGAACAAAGACGCTTTTGTCAGTGCACTCAACCTGGCCAGACGCAACAAAGAACTAAGTTTTGAAAATTTTAATATAACTACTTGACAAACATAAGCTAGACTGATATACTACTTAGCGTAACAATAATTAACGAAAGGGCGGTATATGAAATCACCGAAAAAGAAAGGCTTAACTGGTAAAGTTTTGGTTGTCATACTTTGCGTTGCAAGTTTGGTAGCACTTTACTTCGCTTATCAGTATGCCTACAAAAAAGGTTACGCAGAAGGCACTAACAATCAAGTTATCTGCCAAGCTAGCGTATCCAACCCAACATTAACGAGGTTGTGCAAATGAGTATGTTTCCAACAATCAAAGATGGTATTGACGACTGGTCAGCAGACCAAGATGTTGAATATATCTTAGTAGCTAAGGTTAACGATGTGGTTGCTTTTAGACTAGAAACTAGCGACCCAGAAACACTAATTGGTCAAGTAAGACACGCTGAGGAACAGGTAGCCGAATTACTTAATGACCAATACATAGAAGCCACTACCCCAGACTATGATGCCTGGGCAGAAGACGAAAGGATGTTAAATGGAGTATAAAATCGTAGGAGTAAGTTCAAAGGTAGATGAATGGTCTAGCCAATATGGTCAGATGAAAACTTACTACTTGAAACTAGACGGAGTAAATGAACCTATCAAACTTAATCAGAAAGATAGTTCACCAGCCCCACAAACAGGTCAAACACTAAATGGTTCAATCCAAGAAGATAAGTTTGGCAAGAAGTTCAAAAAAGAGAGTAATTTTGGTGCGAGTAATTACAGTGCAAATACGGTTTCTAAGACTCAAAAGAATGACGATGGTATGGCTTGGGGTAATGCCCTTACTAATGCCGTAGCCGTAGTCAAAGCTGGCCTAGATGCAGAAGAAGTCTTAAAGGTAGCAAGAGTTCTATTTGATGGCCGCAACGAAAAAAGTGAAGCCAAAGAAGAAACTAAGCCAGCACCTAAAGTTGAAAAGAAAGATGATTTCAATGCTGATGACTTAGACGAAATTAACTTGGACGATATACCTTTCTAATGGATTTAGAAACAATAATACAAGGAATAGTAAGTTGCAGAGAACGCATTCACAAACAGAATATGTGGGAAGACCCAATGGCACTATCTGACATCATGACTAAGTTGTCCGTTTATAACGCATACTTAGGTGATAACATAGCTCCACTGCATAAAGCAGCTACAGATAAAGCCTACAAAGTTTATATGGAAAAGCGTGAAGCTGGTCAAACAGTCAGTTATTCAGAACAAGTTTCTCGTGGTTTAAGCATCGAAGAACGTTTATTGTATGAAAACACCCAAAATGTATTTAAGTCAACTAGAGATTTAGTTAGTGTATTGCAAACAAGGCTCGGAGCAATAAGAGATATGATGAAACAGGAGAACATAAATGTCTGAATTAAATAAATACGAAAAAGCCATTATCACCAAACGTCTTAAGTATGGTGAAGACTTTTTCAAAGTCAGCGGAGCCAAAGGTGGCAAAGCTAAAGTACCAAAAGGGTTTGCAGCAAATCCTAAACTAGCCAGCACGGTTTCTCGTGGCAGGCATAAAAAAGGAGAATAGTATGGCAGGAACAATAGAAGGTGGCTTAAAAACAGCCATCACCAACAAACAAAAATATGGTCATGACTTCTATGTCAAAATTGGTAAAGCAGGTGGCACTAAAAGTCGAGGTGGTGGCTTTGCAGCTAATCCAGAACTTGCCAAGATTGCTGGAGCCAAAGGTGGTCGTATAAGCAGGAGGGGTAAAAGTGCGAGCAAAGAAAATCAAAATCAAGAATGACACCGAACCAAGTATGAATGTACTTGTAATCAAAAAACCAAAGTTCATAACAAACATTATCTATCACATTAAATTAAATCTAAGGAGAAAAAAATGAAATACGCAGTACTAATAACAAACTACATAGCAGGATTAATAATTTTATTAGGATTTTTAAGCTTAGCTGGTAACACTGATTCAACCTCATCATCTAGCACAGTAATAGGAATAATACTATTTGCTCCAGCTATTTTATTGAGTTTGATTTACGCACATTCACACAAAGATAAGTAATAACTAAGGAGGGTGAGATGAAATATATTTTAATGATACTAATATTCGTAGCAGTAGCTGTATTAGGTACATTGTTATATGACTTACAGCAAGTAATTGATTATAGAATGTGTCTAAACCAACCTGTTACTGACTTGAGCCAACACTGTAAGGAGATGATAAATGGAAACTTTTAATCAAGCTGTATATGAAAAACTAAATAATGTCGGTGAAGTTGTAATCCGCAAACAGCACGACTACGGTTCAGGCAACATTCTAAATGCACCTGTAGACCCACGACTAGGGGTTCTAATCAGACTTAATGATAAGTTGCACAGAGCAGCCAACCTTATAAACAAAGGTGCTGACCCTAAGAATGAAAGTCTGCAGGACACATACACTGACATAGTCGGTTATGGAACTATACTTTTAATGCTACAGGACGGTAGCTTTGAGTTGCCGCTAGACAATGGGAAAGTATGATTTTTTTGTAAAGCTTATCAACGATTATGATAAAGCTGAAAAAGAACAGTTAATTTTCGAGGAGGATGAAGATGAAGTTCAGGGAACTGACACAAAAAGAACATAAAGCAGGTGATTTATATGGAATATATCCTAAGGGATTTAAAGAATATATTTATAAAAAAAATTCTGGTCATTGTTCATATTGTGGAAAGAAAATTATATTTGGTGGATTAGGGAGAGATTCTCTAGTAATTGAACACGTTAAAAGCAATGTATGGGAAAATAATAATTTAGTACCAGCTTGCAAAAGATGTAATTCAAAAAAACAAAATAAACAATTAATTGAAGTGACTAATTTTACATTAGTTTTTGGAGAATAATATGGCAAGCAAGAACACACAGTTCCACAAAAAAGATGACATGGTCTCGGTTAAATGGGTCAAGAAAGCTCAGATGTGGGCTAAGACAACCATCATAGACAATAAGCAAACTATCGAGTGGTTTAGTAAGAATGAAAAGCCCAGCATAGTACCACAAACAGAAACTGACGCAACGTAGTCGAATTTTTACAACTTAACTATAATAGTCATACTAACTAATTCGCTTAATCGGTTAGTTGGTATGGGCTGACATATCATTAACGGAGGGAGATATATTTTATCACGCTTCAAATGGCTAGCGATTGTGCTAGCAATAGTCGCTCTTGCGGCGCTCAGCATAAGGCTTGATGGAGAAATCCATAAGCTAAACACAAAAATAAATACTGTCAAAAATGTTGGCATGGACATTGAAAGACAGCGGTTAAACAAAGACAAAGAAACTAAAGAACAGCAACAACAAATACAACAGAACCTTCAACAGCAGATAGATGATTTGAAACAGAGAGTGCAAGCAAAACAAAATAGCTTACTCGCAACTGTCATTCCTGCAGCACAGGCTTCTGATAATGGTGATGCCAAGATGTTCATATACATGAAAGAATCTGGTAATCGACCAAGTGCCATCAATCGCAGTTCTGGTGCATGTGGCTTAGGACAAGCACTTCCTTGCTCTAAAATGCCATGTAGTTTATCAGACTACGCTTGTCAAGATGCGTTCTTTACGAGATACATGCAAGCTCGTTACGGGACATGGGAAAATGCCCGTGCATTCTGGCTAAGTCATAGATGGTGGTAAGACCTTGACAATATAAATCGCTTATGCTATATTCAGAGCATAAAAGGTTTATCTATAAATGACAACCAATCACAAAATAGCAGTTAAAAACTACAAGTCAAGACTGCTATTTTTGTTTATAAAATTTTATAATGGGTATGTATCGTACCTTGAGGAGGTGAAAAGTGAATACGAAGCAAGTAAACGAGTATATCAAAGATAACTATCAGAGCATGTCAGATGGTGAAATTGCTGCCAACCTAACTGCTATGGGTTTCGAGATAAATTCAGAGTCTGTGCGTAAGCGTAGGGCTAACATGAAGCTAGCTAAGACTGGCGGAGGTGGCTCTACATCACTTACAAAGGAAGCTGCCGAGAGGTTGGGTAGGTTGAATGACCTGCTTACTCGCTCTGGTATCGACCCACAAGACATCGGTGAGGTTAAGCAGATTCGAGTCAATGAATGGCAATCCATGTCCAAGGACGCTGAGGGAGAGCCTGTAATCACTGATTTGAGGGGCGCTAGCATCGTTTTGAGCCCTCAGTGGGCACAAGACCCAGAATTGCCACTAATACGCCCTGCACAGCCTGTACGCGTGTCAAATCCTGTGTCAAAGAATAAGCAGCCTGTTAAGAACTGTGCTGTCATATTCCCAGACCAGCAGATTCCATTTCACGATGAGCGTGCTTGTGATATCGCACTGCAAATCTTGCGTGATGTAAATCCTAGTATCGTAGTTAATCTTGGAGACATGATTGACTTCCCTAGCTATTCACGTTTTGAGCAGGAGCTTAGGTTCCAGCAGACAACTCAGCTTTCAATCGACCTTGCTCATGAACACTTGGCACAACAGCGAGCAGCCGCTCCTAATGCCAAGATTATCGTGCTAGAGGGTAATCACGACCGAAGGCTTCAGAAGTCTGTTACGCAGTATCACATGGACTTGTTTAAGCTCCGTAGAGCAAATGCACCTGAGAGTTGGCCTGTTCTTTCTCTGCCTTTCCTATTGTGCCTAGATGAACTTGGTGTAGAATATGTACCTGGTTACCCTGCTGGGGAATACTACATTCAGGACTACATTAAGGTTATCCACGGTCGCAGGACTGGTGCTAGAGGAACAGTTGCCAAGCGAGTTGTAGATGACGAGCGAGTTACTACCATTACTGGACACACACACCGCTTTGAGATGGTCGGAAAGTCCACCAATACCCGAGCTGGTAAGAAGGACAATTACGCACTAACTCTTGGTTGTCTGTGTAAGACAGATGGTACAGTTCCATCGGTTTACAGCTCTACCGACCATGATGGCAATCCTATTCTTCGCCACGAAGACTGGCAACAGATGATTGGCGTCTTGTACTGGGACGATTCTGGTCTACCTTTTGAGTTTCACCCAGTGTTTATCTGGGACATGGACAAGAAGGGTGGCAAGAAGCAAGCCCTATTCAATGGTCGTACATACAAGGCCTGAGCACGCCTAATAACTGCTCAACTACCGAGGTGTAGTGTAAAGAAACACGCCGCCTGTACTGGCATGCCAGACGGGAAGGAGAAGTGGGTGCAATTCCCACCACCTCGACCAGCGTACTTTCAAAGGAGCAGGATGGGACAGAACCGACACCATGTATGGTGGCCCAGAAAGGACTACAAAAGTGAGGTTGAAAAGAAATTCAGAAACCTCCCATGTAACATCGTCTGGATTGATGAAATGGCTCATCGTCTTCTGCATATCTATAGTCAGCCTCCTGTTAAGCCAAAGGCACAGGATATGTGGCAGGCTATCAATCTTCACAACAAGGGATTCTGTTCCTGTACCAGATGAATGGAGTGTGATGAATGAGCAGAATCGTATCAAGTGCAGAAACTGTGGCGAGTGGGTTTATTACACTCCTGCGAACACTGTCATATACTTCTGGCCAGATTATCTCTGGTATTCTGTTGCCCAAACAGTCTGTGACCTCTGCGACTACACTCAAGCGTGTTTCCTTATTGATAATCTTGAATGGGAACTCAACTGGGCTGTAGCCAACGACATTGGTTTCATAGAGATGGAAGGGCTACCAGCAGAGCATATTCTGGAAGCATTTCACGAACTCTACCCTAATTATGTAACCTATCATGAGCTTTCTGATAAGGAACAGGCATGGGTAGATTACCTCGCTTATCTTTTGGATTCAGTTCCACAGGATGAGTGGTTTAACCCCTGAGCAATCGGGGGTTTTTATATATATTATTTTCAGAATTATGGTATTATACATATATGAAAAAAATTCCTATAAAATACAAAAATATTATTTATTATGCACTTGTTGATAATGAAGATTATAATAAATTATCTAAATATAAATGGCATTATGAAAGAGGATATGCTAGACGTAGTCAATATATGGGTGGTGGACGTAAAAATACTAAAATCAAACATGTAAGAATGCATCAAGATATATTAGGTAAAGCTGAACATATTGACCATATAAATCATAATGGTTTAGATAATAGAAAAGAAAATTTAAGAAAATGTACTCGTTCTCAAAATTTTGCAAATAGAAAAAAATATACAAATAATACATCTGGATATAAAGGTGTATCTAAACATGGCAATAAATGGCAAGCTGATATACAAATTAATGGTAAAAGTAAATATTTAGGAATTTTTGAATCAAAAGAAAAAGCGGCTAATGCTTATAATATAGCCGCTAAATCATTATTTGGTAAATTTGCTTATTTAAATACTATTGACAAGAATCACACTCTGAAAGTTCAAGAGGGTCTATAGGACAAACCTGAGCTAAAAAGTCTTTTTCGTCTTCCTTCATAGTTTAGATACACCAGCCCTAAGTGCTCCTAGGCCCAATGCTGCTAGTACGATATTAACGTACTGTACGCTGTTTGAATCAACGTAACCCATTTGTACCAAAGTGTTGAACACTATAGCTACAATTATCACAATATAAGTTTTTTTGCCTTGTAAAAAAGCAATCAATCTATTTAACATTTCTTTCCACCTTTCTTCTTTGCCATTTTATTCTCCTTACCACTTAACTTTATTGGCCCACCATGCTGCACTCATCTTACCTTTGGCTATATTCTTAGCATGTCTTGCCTTGAATGATGCTCGTCTGGCTTTCTGAGCGGCTGTCTTGGGATGTTTGCCTGCACCTGTTACGCCTTGTTGTCCAAAACGTATAAGTTTTATTTTATCGCCTTCTTTGGCTAATACAGCGTGAGATTTGGTTGGGTGTCCTGGTGTGCGTTTAGGTTTATTATACCCAGCAAACTTTTCTTTACCTCTAGCTATCATTTTTTCCTCGCTACTCGCATGTTATCTACAAGATTGGGATATTTCCTACCAGCTTTTTTTGCCATTGCTTTAGCTTTGGCTTTCTGGGTAGGTGTCAATTTTTTAGAAGGACCTAATGATTTTGGTCTTGGTTTGTTCCAAAC